GTTATCACCCAATCAAAGCCTACCGGGCAATCAATAAAAAAACCGATAATGGCAAATCTGTGATTTGTTTCAACCACTCTGATGTATCTGACTGCCCTTTCGAGACACTTCTTCTCCCCTGTTCAAACTGTATTGGATGTCGCATGGATCGCTCTAAGTCTTGGGCTATTCGTTGTATCCATGAAAGCTCTTTGTTTGAACGTAATTGTTTTATCACTTTGACTTTCAATAATGAGAATGTGAACGGTCGTTGTTCTCTGGTTAAATCTGATTTCCAGAAGTTTATGAAGCGGTTGCGACGTCGCTTCGAAGGGTATGAGGCCGTTGAAAAGTCGACTGGTCGTGTACTGAATAAGGACTCTGTTCAAGCTGATGACTACCACTATCCTATACGCTACTTTCATTGTGGTGAGTATGGCTCTAAGCACTCAAGGCCTCATCACCATGCTTGCATATTTAACTTTGATTTCCCTGACAAGGTACTTCTCGAAAGTCGCGGTACAAATCATTACTATCGCTCTCAAGAACTGGAGAAACTATGGCCGTACGGGTATTCTATGATCGGACATGTAACTGTCGAGTCTGCTGCTTATGTCGCTCGCTATATTCTCAAGAAAATGAACGGGAAGCTTGCGGATTCATATTACCGGCGTTACGACTTCACAACCGGCGAAGAATTTTATTTACAGCCCGAATATACAACGATGTCGCGTCGTCCAGGGATCGGAAAAGTGTGGTTCGACCAGAATCCCTCAAGTTGTTTCCCAAAGGACTTCGTTACTGCGGGAGGAAAATCATTCAAGGTGCCTCGATTTTACGACAACATGTACGAATTAAGTCATCCTGAGGACTTTCTCAAAATTAAGAACAAAAGAAAGCTGGATTCGATGTTAAATTCTGACGATAATACTGCTGCTCGCCTTCGCGTTCGTGAGAAGGTTCAGCAATCAAAACTATCTCGGTTAGTGAGGACTTACGAAAATGAAGATCAAAATGTACAGTGTCTTCGACAAGAAAGCTAAAATCTACAATGCGCCCGTCTGCTTGCATAATACGGGCGTGGCCTGTCGAGCCTTTGGCGAGCTGGCTAATAACCCGGAGCATCAATACGGCAAACACCCAGGTGATTATGAGCTCTGGGAAATCGGGACTTACGACGATTCGGCGGCTCTGGTCGAGCCTCATATTGAAAAAACGCACGTTATCGACTTTACGGATCTTGTCGGAGTCCCAGTGTGATGAGATTCATCTCTTATCTGCTGATTCTAACCATTGGGGGCTGCGTATGTTACGTGGCCCCCTCTTTTCACTTGAAAGGACATAAGATGAAAAAAGTGATTGACAAACGAGCGAATGGCTCGCGGCGTGTATCGTTCATTACTGATGCAGGCTCTGTGGTGGAAGGACACCACAAAAACGACGTTGATATTAACAACGTCATGAAGAAGTACCGTGTAACGGGTTTCCTCGAATCTAATGCGCATGAGGCTCAGTATGGCGATTTTACAAACGCCACTGACTTCCATGACATGAAAAACCGTATTATTGAAGCGGAAAGCGAGTTTGCTCATCTTCCTTCCCATCTTCGTACGAGGTTTAACAATGACCCTGGGCAATTACTCTCCTTCCTGGATGACCCTGAGAATCTCTCAGAAGCCCAAGAGCTCGGTTTAGTCGATAGACCCATGCCGAAGCCTGATGGAGGCGAATATCCTGTTACAGCGGTCGACAGACCCGTTCTCGTTCCTCCTAAGCAGCATATTGCTGCTTCCGGCCCTGACTCGGCGAAGCCCGAGTAGGGCCGATCACAGTTCACCTACTTGATATTAACTGTGCGGACTGACACCATTACTTACGAAAGGGCCAGAAATGCCATTCAAAAGACATAGACAAAAGTCTGTCATGAGCCATCAATTTTCGAGGATTCCCTCGGCCAATATCCAGCGTTCAACCTTCAAGCGGTCCCATGGGTACAAGACTACCCTAAATCCTGACCTGATTTATCCAATATACATAGACGAGATTTTGCCGGGAGACACATTTAATGTGAAACTCTCGTCTATTGCCCGTCTTAACACCCCTATCGTCCCAATAATGGACAATATGTTCATGGATTTCTTTTTTTTCTTCGTTCCCAACCGCCTTGTCTGGGATCAATTTCAGCTTTTTATGGGCGAGCAAAAAAATCCTGGCGACTCTACTGATTACGTCGTACCCACGGTGCAGTCCGATATAACCGATGGCTTTGCGATCGGTTCCTTGGCTGATTACTTCGGCCTTCCTACGGGCGTTCCCGGCCTCACCGTGAATGCCCTTCCCTTCCGTGGATACAATCTCATTTTTGACGAATGGTTTCGCGATGAAAACCTTGTGGATTCTGTCAAAGTGGAACACGACGAAGGGCCTGATGATATCACGTCCTACAACCTGCTCAAACGTGGCAAACGCCACGACTATTTCACTTCCTGTCTGCCTTGGCCGCAAAAGGGGCCTGGTGTTGAGCTTCCTCTTGGTACAAGTGCCCCTGTACATGGCAATGGGCAGTCTCTGACTTTTACTGATAGTGGCAATAACGTTGGAATTGCTCGGGTTGATGGTGGCTCAGCGGTGGAATCCAGTAGCGTTTGGAAAGAGGTTCCATATGGCACTATTGCTGATCCTGCTACCGGGACATACCCTACTCACCAAGCGGCCTTGGGCGTTACTCCCAATGGTGCCAAGTCTGGTTTGGTTGCTGATTTGAGTTCCGCTGTGGGTCCCACTATTAATTCGCTGCGTGAAACCTTTCAACTTCAAAAGTTACTTGAACGTGATGCTCGCGGCGGTACTCGCTACACTGAGATCATTAAGAGTCATTTCCTCGTGAATAGTCCAGATTCTCGTTTACAGCGTCCCGAATACCTTGGTGGTGGTTCTCGCTCTATCCAGGTTACTCCTGTGGCTCAAACTACACAATCTCTGGAAACTGGTACTCCTCTCGGTACTCTCGGTGCTGTTGGTTACCATGCGCAGTCTGGAGTCGGTTTCACGAAGTCATTCGTGGAGCACGGTTACGTATTTGGTTTTGTACAAATTCGCGCCGACATCACTTATCAGACCGCTCTAAATAAGATGTGGTCGCGGTCGACCAAGTACGATTTCTATTGGCCTGCCTTGTCCCATTTGGGTGAGCAAGCGGTTCTGAATAAAGAGATCTACGCTCAAAATACCGCGGCTGATGATGAGGTGTTCGGGTATCAAGAACGATGGGCCGAATACCGTTACGCTCCTTCCATGATTACTGGGAAGATGCGTTCTGTTGATCCTACTTCCCTCGATGTTTGGCACCTGTCTCAGGATTTTTCTGAACTTCCGGTCCTTAATAAGGATTTCATCGAAGAAAACATGCCGATCGAGCGTGTTGTTGCTGTCGTGGATGAACCTACTTTCACTTTCGATGCGTTCTTCGATATTTCCGCTACTAGGCCTATGCCCGTTTACAGCGTGCCCGGCCTGGTCGATCATTTCTAGCCAATTAACGTTTGTTTGTTAAAAGGATCACATACATGGGATTCTTCAAAGATGTACTCGGTACTGTCAATTCTGTCGTGGGGTCCCCATTGGGGGGCCTCGGAGCTTCTGCTCTTACGGCTAAACAGACATCCGATGAAGCGACTTTCAATCGCAAATTTCAAGAACGGATGTCTAATACTGCCCATCAACGTGAGGTGGCCGACCTGCGTGCGGCTGGGCTTAACCCTATTCTCTCTGCCGGTGGTAAAGGAGCGTCAACTCCTACCGGCTCTGCACCTACGCTGCCCGATATGTCTGCCGGGATCTCGCGTGGTGCTTCTTCTGCTCTGCAAAGGGCTAATACTGCGAAAGCGAATGTCAATGCTACCCTGGATCAAAACATGTTGGATTTCTATAATAGTCTTCCTAAGTGGATGCAGGACATGACTGATGCTTCCCGGCTTAACTCTCAAACTGGTGTTGGTGACGAAGCGGCCTCGATTATTACTGGTTTAGGTGCTACGGCGAAAAACGTCTTCGGCGGTTTCAAAAAAGGTATGGCTAGTCTCCGTAGTAAACTTCGTGGCACAACATCTAGTGCCCCTAAAGCGTTACCGAAGGAATCCATTGCCAGTAAGATGAAGTCTGGTATCTATCCTAATTGGAGGAATCGAAAGATTGAACATTTGCAGCGTAAAGGTGCAACTTCTGGCCTGAACATGGAAGAAACTAAAGAACTGTTTAAACTTATGCAGGAGCTCAAATGAGACGAAAACGTATGAAACGTAGTCGGAGTCGCAAACTGTTCAAACGCACCAGTGGGAGTAATCGCAGAAATTCGCGTTCTACCCCTATGCGTGGTGGTTATCGACTCTAACACAAGACAGTGAGGGCTGTAGCCCCTTCGGCCTAAAATCGCGTCGGCC